GAAGAGTCAGAGGTGTCCTTGCCTGTCCAAAAAACTGACCCACCTTGTCTTTTTTCTGATAATTGCACCTAGTACACGCAGCTAATAGGTTATCTGGTTCATCTGTGCCGCCTTTGCTAATTGGTTGCACATGATCGACTGTTGTTGCATTCTCTGAGCCGCAGTATTGGCAACAATAGCCGTCACGTATCAAGACGCGCTCACGTATCTTGCGCCAAGCTCTAGTGTTTCCACCAGCTGCTCTTGCGCTTTTAGCTGGCATTCTAGTAATAGCCCTTAATCTTATGGAACTCCCAAGCTTTGCAAGGTGTTTGGTATCTGCCTTTAATGTAAGCAAGAGTCCAATCAACCTGCTTGAAACCGTCAAGTGTCTTGTACTTAACGTTCCTCATTTGGCCTAATCCGTAATGACTTCCGTTCTTTGCTGAAACTGACCAATTGCTTTCCTTTGTAATTAGCTTATGAAAGCACTGATATTGGCTGTCTATTAGGATTTTACTATGTGCGTATAGCTTCAATGCGTCCCGGTAATCGACGCCGTAGGCAGAGCTGTGGCCTTGTATTGCGCTGAGGATTACTGATAACAGCAACGTTTTTTTTATTTTTCTTTTAACTCTGCTACTGAAAGAGTCATAATCATTCTGTCTGGAAGTCATAAAATCTCCTCCGACTTGTATGCTCCAGCGTACACCACCAAGTCAAGCAGGCCAGAGTTATCCACAGGTTTTGAGCATAGGCTTGGGCGTGTTGTCCACAGGTTATCCACAGGGCTATTCATCACGTACCAAAGCTTCATCTACGATCTTGACTCCAAATGTGCCACAGCCTGAGCACTGGCTGAACCACTCATGAAGCGTTAGCTCTGATCCTTTAGATAACAAATGCAATCGTCTGCCGTCACCGTAAAGAGCTGAGCATATCGAGCAATCAAATGTGAGTTGACGCATAACTACTCCTAACTAGATCACCGATTGGCGCCAAGTGTTCCTGATTGACCCACCAGCTCTCTTGTGTGCCATTTTTAAAATGCTTTTGCATAGCGTCTTTTACAGGCAGCCAACCAACAATGTAATACTCAGGCGATCGACCAACGACAAGAATGGCAATGTCTTGCACACGTTCATTTGGATAAACAATTAACGATCCATTTATGTAGCTAGTCCATTTGACCTCAAGGCCTTTGCCTACGTCAGCCTCTCGCTTGCCCTTTGAGACGTTTATGTCGTAATCAAGACCAAAGTATCGGGCAACCACCATTTCAGCGCCAAGACTTTCGGCGTATTCTGTAACGCGTTCATGGTTATTTAACTTTTTGTTATAGCGCTGGATTGTGCTCAAATCATCTAGAGAAAACACGACTTGAGTTGCTCGATTGTGGATTGCCCATTCCTCGGCCTCTGTAATTTTCATTTTAATGTTCACTTTTGACACGCCAAGCAAATCCATAACATGCCTTGATCATCACGTCCGCCTAGCTTTGAGGCATAGTGTTGGCCTTTGTCGCACCATTCGATTGCCGGCGGCGTGACCTCATCACGCAGCTCTGATCCGTCCTTGTCGATACGCAAGCGCTTGCCTGTTTTTATGTCAATGATCTCAAAGTCGCCCATGGCTACACCTGTGGCTTCCACTGGCCGTCAGAGCCCAGTACGAACCAACGCGGCGAGCATTGCTTAGCCTTGATCTTTTCAACGCACATGTAACCGCCCCAAGCCTTTCCAGCCTTATCGCCAGAGCGCCAAATCATGTGTCCATGTGGGCAGATTGGCGCAGCTGCTATTTGTACGCCACCTAGCTGTGATTTGATCTCCTCGATCGCGTAAGCCGCCGGGACTATATCCTCACTAATTGGCGTAGCCCAGAGATCGACGTCCTGCGCGCTTTCCTTGACCATTTGTACGTCAATGTTTTCAGCCTGACGCATATTCTCCTGAGTCGGCCTTGTATCTGTACCTAAGACCAGCCCGGCGCAGCGTCCGATTGCAGAAGTTACTGTGTCCTCGACAAACCATTTTTTCATGTTGACGTTATATGTAGCTACATTGCCGAATGCGTAGTCGATACCAGCTGGCTGCTCGTCCTCGTATTTTTTATATATTCGGCATTCAACCAAGATGTAGCCAGACTTAATATCTACGTCAATAATTGAGGTGTGGATTTTGCCCGTTGGATAGGTCGCCCAGAAGCGTTTGATTCGCTCGGCAACGCCTTCATAATTCTCTAAGAAGCTCATGATTTTCTCGCAAATCTGCTACCTGCAATTTTGCCCCGAACGTATCCGACGCGGTTGCCTTCTTTGAGTCCGACTGTGTAACCAACCACAAATCCTGCAAAGACTCCTAGCAGTAGCCACATGGCCACTTCTCCTATTGTGTACATTTTGCTCCCGTTTCAGGAAGCTACTGCACTTCGCTCCCTGTTAAAAGAATGAAGCAAATGTCTGACAAGGTCAAGGATTAGGCGTAGTTTTGGGCGTGTCGCTAGGTGTTTTGTCCTTTAGCCCGTTAGAGGCAAGTACGCCGCCAAGTGATCCAGTCAAGAAAATGGCCAGCGTTTTAAGTAGGTCAATAAAAGCTGCGTCATTTGGAGCTTGAGCCGATACCGGCTGAGTAACAAAAATTAAAGCATAGGTAATCCCTAGCGTTACGATCAAGAAAACAATTGAAAGAGTCATGCCAATAAACAAAATTAAACGGGCTTTGATCTCCTCTGGAGACAAACGCTTTTGATATCTACGGTGATTTTGGTTGTGGTTTAACAATGTCTCCAAGTAAGTCCTCTGTGCAGACGCCTTGCGCTTCGCACCTTGGTCGCTGACATTCATCATTTTCCCAATTTTCGAACTCTTGGCATGGATAGCGCGTATAGCCCTGATAACCACAAGCAGACAGCGCCAGCAAAAGGCACAATGCCAGCGCTGCCGCTTGCAATTTTAAGATCACTTACGGCCATAAACCGTATCTTTAGGATTTAGCCAACGCATAAGTACCGGCACGACAGCTGCAAGACCAGCGGACAAAATCGCTTTAGGATCTGTCACACCTGCCATATAGACTGCAAGACTTGCCGCTACAAATGATCGAGCATAGCTCGCCAGCATAGGTTTTAACTCTTTCATTTTTTCTCCTTGACAGCCGTTTTCGGCAGCTGTACTACAGGAAATTCTCCAGTATATTCTGTAAATTTTGGCCTACCGAAACCAACAATTTCTTTGCCTAAGAAGCGCTGTTTGATCATGACCATTCCGCCATTGCGCTGATCGCCAGTGCCAGAGGTATTGCCCTCAACGCAAAAGACACTTATTTTGCCAACCTTGACCACTATCCCAATGTGGCTTATTCGATCGACGCCGTCATGCGGAAAGTCCATGAAGCATAGATCGCCCAGCTTTGGAACTGTGTGCCAGCGTCCAAGATTTTTCATTCGTTCAGCGCCGGCAGCTGTACTTACCATATTAGAAATCTTGACGCCAGCTTCATTTGCACACCAATTTACAAAAGAGCCGCACCAAGGCAGCCCGTCGGCCTTTGTAAATTTACCATATTTGGTTAGGTTGTTGCCTGTTTCGACTGTACCAACCTCAGCCAGTGCAACCTCGATCAAAGCTGCGGCTGTGTCTTTAGGATAATTCAATTGTGTGCTCCGAGTTTGTACATTCCCAACGTTTTAAATCATTGAGTAATAATTCATCATGACCGCACTCAGGCATTGGCGCAATAAAAGCGTCGTCAATTGGATCATAGGTATAACCGATACCGGCATAGTTATATCTTATATTGTTGTTATAACTTGTGCGTTTACAGACTTGGCCTCTGACTTCTGAATAGGCTTGTTCCCAATCGGTTATGCCGTCAACCACTTCCCATTCATCGCGCCCAGGAATTACCTCAGTAACAATGTTATTTTCATCAAGGAATGCATAGTGAGCCATTAGAAAGTCACCGTTCCTGTTCCTGCTGTGAAACGATAAACTCGATAACCGCTTCGAGTTGGTTGATCATAAACAAGTGTTCCGCCAATAGTTGTTAATTCTGCAAATGTGTCAGGATAGGCAATAATGACCACGCCTGAGCCGCCTGCACCGCCGACACCGTTCCAACCAGCGCCACCGGTGCCGTCTTGGGCGCCGCCGCCTGAGCCTGTATTAACGGTTCCTGGATTTGATGCAGTATTTGTTTTATTACCAGCACCGCCGCCACCTGCGCCACCGCTTGCGCTTGTGCCAGTTCCTGTTCCACCACCGCCGCCTGCTCTTGTGATTGAAGTTCCAGTAATTGACGATGCGCTTCCTGCGCCGCCCGCGCCACCTGCACCAGAACCAGCAGCACCGCCGACTGCATTAGCACCACCACCGCCGCCACCGTTTGCATAAGTCGCTGAGTCGGTTGCGCCAACGCCGCCGTTATTACCTTGACCCGATGGGCTTGCTGATCCTGCGGTTGCGCCTGTACTGTTACCGCCGCCACCACCGCCTGAGCCGCCGTTAGCACCTGTAACTCCTGTAGCTCCTGCACCGCCGCCACCACCGCCCGTTGCAATAATTGCTCCTAATTCTGAATTACTGCCAACGCTGCCTCTGGCAGTTGAGTTAGCAGCATTTGCTCCACCTGCGCCACCTGCCCCAACGGTTACGGTGATGGTTGAACCTACTGACAATCCTGTAGATGTTTTATATCCACCTGCACCGCCGCCGCCAGAGTAAGCATAGCCGCCGCCGCCGGCGCCGCCAGCTACTACCAAGTAGTCAACGCTGGTTGGACTATTTAATGCATTAGAGCTTGCAGCGAATCCTAGAATTGGCGACATTAGGAAAGATCACCAATTACAGTAAAAGTATTGCTACCTGTGCAGATAATAGAAGCTGCGCTGTATTGTTTTTTTAATTTTGGAGCGGAAGCTGTTGCGCCTGTTGAAGTTATAGTTACTCCCGCACCTTGCGCAAGAGTCACTTGACCGGCACCAATTTGCTGAATGTTGATGATGTTGCCTGTTGTAAATACTGACGGCGGTACTGTAAGAGTTATTCCTGAAGCATTGGAAAGAGTTACAAGTTTTCCTAGATCGGCCGCAACAAGTGTGTAAGTTGTACCGGTTTGAGCGTTAAATGAAAGAGTTGTATCGTCTTGCTCGATCCACGTAAAAGCCATATTTGTATTTGAAGTTTTTGACAATACTTGGCCAGTTGTGCCTCCAAGTAAGTATTGCAAAGAAGTATCTACGCCCTGACCAAAGACGTTAAAATCCGCTGGCAAGTCAGTGACCAGATCAGTATTGGTCGGCATGACCCAGCCGAAATTGGTTGTTGGATTAGCCATTTATTTTCCTTTCAGGTTATGACACGATTGTCGCATATTGCCACTGCAAAATTGGAGACACGCTTGCCCAAGTTTCGGTAATTGGGACGTCATTCCAGCGCATGGCCTGCAATGAATAGGCCAGTGGCGACATAAGCAGCGTGATAGATAGCTCGTTGTAACTGGCGCGAAATGTAAAACCTTCAACAAAGCCTTGAAATATTCCGCCAGACATATTTGCCGGCAGGTCATTTAAAGCTATTGGCTGACCCATGAAAACGTTAATAAGGCTGTCTCGGTCGCTATTGTCTAACTCTGGATTTGTCAGCGCGTAAGTGATTTGCTCAAAGTTTGGCTGAGGATAAGCTCTGAGTGCCAAGTAAAACGCTGCCTGTGCCTCGGCGTCTGCTTGATGTTTAATTGTTGTGTTTATGATTTGAGCCAAATTGCCATAAAGGCCTACTGAGGTTTCATCTCGATCGCTTACCTGGCTGCCGCTGCTTATTCCGTATTTTATTGTGACGTCATTGCGCACGTCGCCAGCTCTAGTTTTGATTGTTATGCCTCGACCTAGCGCTTGATTGGCCGTCAAATCTGTGTAACCGTTGGCTGAAAGGTAAGTCGTCCTGTGAGTTGAGTCCGCGTAGCCAATTTGCCCATTCGCGTCCTCGTAAATATAACCAAGACCAGAAGTTGCTAGAGCTGCAACAAGGTCATAAACGACTGTGCGTGATGATGAACGCTGTGCCAGCTCATAATTGCCCGGCGTATCTATTTCGCCAAGTCCAGTATCTCCAGCATTTGCCCAAGTAGTCGTCGGATCGTAAGTAGCCCAAGTTAACGCGGCTGGGACTTGCTGCCACTGTGCAAATAAGACTTCTCGCAAAATTGTTTCAATTTGATCGCCTTCAAAATCCTGTGTCAATACGCCGTTTGTAAGCGCCTTTTGAAGCCTTGCCAGAGCGCCCAAGGCAGTAATTGTCACTTCTTGCGTGTACGCGGTCGAGCCGACCTCTGAGACGCTTACGGATATGTCCACGACTGAGCCGCCAAAAATAGGCTGATAGACCGCCGACGTGTCTTGGACTTCGACCGATAAGGTGTCATTTATTTCGTAGTCAATAGCAGCTTGATTAAAGACAATTAGCGTGATCGAGCAGTAACCTGCTTGAGCCTGTTCATAGATATTTGAGCGTCCAGAGGTTATGTTTAGGCTGGCAAGTACAGAGTCAGTGACGTCAACGCCAGCAACCTTTACACGCCAAACTGGCGACCACTGGGTCATACGGTTGCTACAAGCTGGTTTGCGCCGCCTGTTCCTCTATAAAAAGAGTTATTTAAAGTATTGACAATTGTTCGGGCTGTGCCTTCTGAGTCAATTGCCCCGTTGACCGTCAAATTTATGGTTGAGCCTGCGCCTGAGCCACTGCTTATATTTGAAGTAACAGCCTTTGATGTTACGGCTGTTTTTGCTACGTTGGCAACAACGGCGCTTGAAATAGTCGGAATTGTAATTGTTGGAATAGGTGTTGTATTTACAGTTGGGCTTGGAATGCTTGATCCAAGTACGCCTGAAATGCTGCTAAATGATCCGCCTGATTGTGCGCCGCCAGCTGAGACAGGTTTCAAATCAGGCAAGCCAAGGTTGACCGCGTTGTAAGCCCTAATCAAAAAGTTAATTCCGTCGATCGTTCCTTGGATTAAAGTATTTATAACCTTGATTACTGATCCAATCACGCCCACGACTGCTCCGGCAATCTTGCCTACCGTCTGCAAAGCGCCGCCTAATACGGTGACAAGTACTGGCACAACGTAACTTTGGATAAACTCAATAAATAAAACAAATGACTCTTTGTTGTCGTCAATTGCTTTTGTAATTGGTTTAAAGAAATCTGCAAATTTACCTAACGCTGGCACTACTTTGTTGATTACAAACGCGACCAGTTGTTCAATAATTGGCAGCAATTTTGCACCAATTGCCTCTTGTGCTTCGTTAAAACCATTTTTTAAAATTTGAATTCTGCCTGCAAATGTTTCAGCGTTAGCCGCGGCTGCTCCGCCAAATAATTTTGTCAAATACTCTTGCTGCTCTGTAAAAGACATAGTTTTTAATTCAGCAGCAGACAAGCCAATCCCTAATTTGCCAAGTGCCGCTGAATTGCCGTCATAGGATTTGCCCAAAGCATTTGCGACAGTATCCAAACTTTTTCCAGTAGCTTGCGAAATGTCCAGAGATAAATTGAGCAAATCTTGAGCGGTGGTCACGTCGCCAGTTGACCGAGCAAGGCGAGACAAGGCTGGACGTAACTGATCATCTGCCACACCTGTAGCTAATGATGTTTTAAGTATTTGCTTTTCAACAGAAGCAATCATTTCATTTGTTGCACCTGTGGCATTTTTTAAAGCGCCTGCAAGTCGTATCTGCGCGGCCTCGTCCTCGATCGCGGCTTTCACTCCGTCAACAGCAAGTTTTACGGCATAAGCACCGGCGGCAGCTGCGGCTGCGGCAAAAGCAAGCCCAGCCTTTTTGCTAAATTCTCCAAGCTTACTACTGGAATTTTCTACGTCAGCGTTTGCGCTATTTAAGGATTTTTTAAGTTGGTCAACGTCAGCAAGTATCGACAGCTTGAGCGTTCTACTTTGCGCAACCATTTAAAACTCCTTGAGGATCTTGTCAAAAGCATTTTCCCACTTAGCAATGATTTCGGGCTGAATGGCGCGCAATGTTGGATAAATAAACCAGCCGTTTGATCCGCGACCTTTTGGCCCGAAACCTGACCAGATAGGAAATTGTTTATATTTGTTTGATCCGAATTCGTTGCCGCCCCAGAGTTGTTGAGTTGTGCCGCCGCCAGAAAACTTTTGCCCGGCAAAGCCAAAAGACAGCTCACCGATCTTTGATGATTTAGACACCTTTGATCCGCGGGCAATCTTTTCAGCTGCGCGACCTCGACCGCTGGCTGTGCCAATAATTTTGTCCTGAGCAAATTCTGCCAAAGCTCCAGAAGCGGCTTTTGCTTGGACTGTAGCCTCAGCGTCCATTGCTTTGAATGCACCTAAGACGCGACGCAGATCAGCCTTGTCATAGGCAATCTCAACGCTGTCGCTCATTTTGCTTCTCCAATATCTCAAGCGCTGTGTATATCTGCTCCGCCGTATGCCACTCGCTCATTG